TGCAGGCCTGTCTATGAACGCTGGCTTTATGAGGCTGTTGCAAGAGGAAGAATAATTGCACCGGGCTTTTTTGATGACCCGCTGGCGCGAATGGCATATCTTGATTCGGGATTTATCGGCCCGTCACAGGGAATGCTTGACCCCGTAAAAGAAATTACGGCTGAAATACTTGCATGCGAAAACGGTTTCTCAACACGTGCGGACAGTGCAATAAAGATAAACGGTTCACAGTGGGACAGCAATGTAAGCCAGTTGAAACGGGAAAATCAACAGCTTGCGCAGGCGTCAGTATCAAAAGAAATAGTAACGGCACTTGTGAAAGACTGTATAAGCGAATCAATAACAAAAAAAGAAAAAGAGGAATTTGAAGATGGCAGTGAAAAACAACCGACCTAAATTTTGGAATATGGTGAGCGTTGATGATACATGCGGCGAAATTATATTATACGGTGATATCGAAAGAAGAACGCCTATAGACTGGTTTACGGGTATGCCGCTTGAAGAAAACGTTATCACACCGCAGGGTTTTCTTGATGATTTGGAAAAAATCAAAGACAAAAAGGTAATAAAGGTTCGAATCAATTCCGGCGGCGGTGATATGGAAACGGGTATTGCAATTGGAAACGTCTTAAAAGGATTGAAAGCGAAAACCATTGCAATTAATGAGGGTTTAATCGGAAGTGCGGCAACCTTGATATCTTGCGGCTGTGATGTTGTAAAAGCCTATAAGGGCAGTGAATTTATGATACACGAGGCAAAAGGGGAAATGTCAGGCTGTTACAGCCGAGATGATTTAAAAAAGGCAATCAATTCTTTTGATTGCGCGGAAAAAGTAATACTTGAAATCTACAAATCAAAAACAGGTTTGCCGGAAGACGAATTAAAAGAATTGATAAAAGCCGAAACATGGCTAACGGGTGAGGAGGCGCAGGCGTATGGCTTTGTAGATATTCTGATTGAAGATGAAAATGAAGGACCTGAATTTGAATTTCAGAATAATAAAAAAATAGTTTTAGTAAACGGAATCAAACACAATCTCGGCGGGCATAATATCCCGCCGAAAGTTTTAAAAAGGCATAAAAGGTTACACACAACAGGAGGTAAACACATGGCACTATCAACAAAAAAACTGAGAAATTTCTTTTTAAAAGGACTTTCGCTATTTAATGAGGTCGAGGAGCAGGACGAAGAATTGTTGAACGAAGATGAACTTCAAGAAGAACAGCAGGAAGAAGATCCACCCGTAACGAATAAAAGAAATAAGAAAAATTCGCAGACTGAAGAGCTTGAAAATGAAGTCGACGACGAACTCGAAAACGACGATGATGAAGAATTGTTGAATGAAGATGACGACTTCACCGATGATGAAGAGGAGGAAACCGTATTAAAAAATTTGAGCCCGAAAATGAAAGCCGCAGTATTGAAAGAACGCAAACGTATTCAAAATATTGATAAAATTGCGGGAACTATCTGCAACAAAAAACTTGTAAGTGAGGCTAAATACGGCAAAAATGCATGCAGTGCGGCAACACTTGCCTATAGAGCTATTGAACTTCAAAAGAAAACCAACAAAAAATCTCTTACGAACCTGTCATCAGATTACCAACAATCGGGAGCGATTAAAGTTCAATCGCTGGGCAATAGCGGAACGAATGCTAAACCTGACAGCTCACAAGAAGCTAAAAGAATTGCGAATACTTACTTACAACTTAAAGGGGGTAAAAAATAATGACAAAACAATTAAATCAGGTTGTCGAAACAATGGAATATGATAACCTAATCAATGACTATGAGCCAAAACCTGACGTATTCAGTGTGACAATCCGAACAGGACAAAAGGCTCTGAAACGAGGTACAGTCCTTGCAAAAGGTGAAGACGGTAAGTTTGTAATTCTCGGAACGGCAAAATTGACAACCGAAACCGCTGAACCGAAAGCAAATTGTATTCTTGCGGAAGATTCCGAAGACGCCACAACGGCAGATGTAACAGCAGTTGCTTACAGGGTGGGGCATTTTAATGAGAATGCATTAATTGCTGCCGATGATTACACAATTACAGCAAACGACAGAGAAGATTTGAGAACAGTCGGAATTCTTCTCGATACAGCAATGGAATATTAAGGAGGAATTAAATGGCTATTGATATTACAAATACACACCAGCTGATAATGGCAGTGGAGGAAATGCCAAAGTCAACGAGTTTTTTGCGTGACAGATATTTCCCGACAAATGAAAGTACGGATATTTTTTCAACAAATGATGTACTTGTAGACTACAAAGAAGGCAGAAAGAAACTTGCTCCGTTTGTAGCACCGCGCAAAGGCGGCAAAACTATTATGCGTAAAGGTTTCACAACTACAAGTTACACTCCGCCTTTAATTGCGCCTATCCGTCCTATGACAGCGGATGATTTAAAAAAACGCGGATTTGGCGAAGCTTTATACAGCAAATTAACAGCGGAAGAACGTCAAAACATGATGGCATTAAAAGATATTGACGAACAATCGGAAATGATTACAAACCGTGAAGAATGGATGTGTGCAAAAGCACTTTTTGAAAACGGTTATATTATGAAGGCTTATGTTGACGGGGTTGAAACCGAAGACAGCGAAATTCATTTCTATACGGAAGAAAAAAACCCTGCTGTTTATACACCTTCTAAACCTTGGTCAGACCCTGACGCTGATATTTTGGGCGACATATATAACATGGCAATGATGTTGAAAAAACGCGGACTTCCTGCAAAGGATTTGATATGCGGGTCAGATGTTATTTCGTATATTGAAAGTAACACAAAAATCCAAAAACAACTCGACAACAGACGTGTTGAAATAGGCGAAGTCAAACCCGAAGAACTTCCAGAAGGTGCAAGTATTTATTGCAGATTAAACTGTAAAGGAATTTGGATAACAGTCTTCAACTATGATGAAACGTTTGAAAACGATGAAGGTGTTGATGAAAGTTTTGTTCCGACAGGTTATGTCTGTTTAACAGCACCGGCATGCGGCCGAACTTTATACGGCGCAATCGACCAGTTGGAAGAAGACGGACAATTCCATACGTGGGCTTCTGCAAGGGTTCCGAAATACCTTGCAGATAGGGATTCAAATATCAGAAAAATCGGTGTCTCAGCTGCTCCGTTACCGGTTGTAAACAACAAAAACCCTATGGTAACAGCAAAAGTTGACGACGCGAAAAAGCAGGAGGCATAATGACTAAAATAAGAATAACACGCGGGGCATACGGTTTGTATGTAAATAATTCGGTAGTATCAAAAACCTCAAAAGATGAACCTTTTGAGGTTTCCTATGATGAGGCTAAAAGGCTTGTGGATTTGGAAGTTGCCGAGATTGTTGATATCGGTTCGACAGGTGTAAATGTTGAACAAAAAGACGAAAACGGCAATCCGGTATATAACAAATCAATGAATATGGCTACATTGTCAAAAATTGCATTGCAGTATGGCGTTGATAAATCAGTGCTTGCAGAATGCAAAACAAAACAGCAGATTATTGATTTAATAGACGCTAAAAAAGATGAGGAGGCCGGTTCAGATGATGACAGCGACACTGATACTGATACCGATACTGATACTGACGATGACGGTGAACAGCCGAACTTTAATAATGGTGACGGAGTTGTCGGATAATGGGCTTTAAAGATGAGTTGGCGGCAGATTTAGACGAAACTTTTTTTAGTATTGATGAATTAGCAGAACTTCATATAATCGACGGAAAAGAAATCGAATGTATTTTTGATGACAACAAACTTCGGGAAAAGCAAGGCGGGGCAGATGTAGCGATTACGGAAAGCAGCGCTTTGCTTTTTGTTAAAACATCTGAAATCGGTTCTAAAAAGCCCACGGGAACCCCAATGGATATTGACGGCCGCCCGTATTTTGTTGACGAGTGGGACGAAGATATGGGAATGACGACAGTAACGCTTCATCAAAACGTAAACAGTTAAAAGGAGCAGTAATGACAATAGTATCAAATCTCGATGTTATAAAAAAATGGCTTGAGGATAATATTTGTTCAGGTATAGAGTTTAAAAGACCCGATGATGAAAGTCCGATAGACAAATATAATTATGAACTTATTACTCCTTCAGTATTTGTTCATTATCTGCCGTCAAAAAACTTCCCTAATACTGCGCCGTCGATACCGTCAATCTGTGTCCAGCTTGAGGGCGGGTCTGATGATTTGATTTCAAAAACAGGCGAGTTAAATGTAAGGCTGGGATTTTCAACATGGAATCCGGGTCAGCATACAAAAGACGGTCAAAAAACGAAAATATCATTAAATGCGGAAGGCTGGCGTGACGCTTGGAATTTTGTAGACTTAGCGTTACAAAAAATTGAAAACAGCGAGTTTATAGGCGGTTTAAGGCTTGTAAAAGAAAATCCAGTAAATTTTGCACCAATACCGGAGCAGGAAAATATCCCGAAATTTTTCCCGTACTGGTACGCGGAAATAAAATTTACACTTGAACGTTCGGTAATAAGAACGAAAGAAAATTACAGATACTTATTAGATTAAAAACCAAAAAGTTTTTAACAGGAGGACAAAAATGGCATATAAACATGGCTCCTATGGTTTTATAGGGGACAGCATAACAAAAAGTACCGTTCAAGCCTCAACAAATGCGATTTATATAGGTAAAGCTCCGATTAATCTTGTAAAAGGTTATAAAGAAAAAGACCTTGTAAATTCATTTATTGAGCTGAGCGATAAAACGGATGCTTATACAAAGGTAGGATATTCGTCTGATTGGGAAAGTTTCACGTTGTCGGAAGCTGTTGCGGCGCATTTTGATAACCGTAACGGCAATATCGGACCTATTTTTGTAATAAACGTTTTAAATCCGGATATTCACAAAAAGACTGAAAAAACAACAAAACAGGTAGCTTTTACAAACGGCAGAGCAGAATTTAAGTCAGATACCATTATTCTTGACAGTATAGCACTGGCGGAGAAAGTTCTTGACGTTGATTATTCTGTTGATTACAACTTTGCAAAAGGAACGGTTATACTTCAATCATTGCAGGATGAACCGATAAGCGGTTCAGTACAATGTTCATTTGATGAGGTTGATGTTTCTCTCATAACTGTAGAGGATATTATTGGAACGGTAACGTCTAATGAAGAATATTCAGGACTTTCATTGCTTGAATTATTCAATCGCGAAACAAATAAGGTTCCTAATTTGCTTGCGATACCAGGCTATATGGATAATCCGAAAGTTTATAGCGCAGCGGTTACTGCGGCAAACGCGGTAGATGAACAATGGCAGTGTTTTGTTTGTTCGGATTTGCCTGTTGTTGACGGTGATGAAAGGATTGATACACGTGATAAAGCTCTTAAATGGAAAGAACAACACAACTATAATTCAGACCGTGCAAAATCTATTTGGCCGATGTGTTATGACAGTCAAACTGACAGGATTTATCATGGTTCTGTACTTATGGTTGTTGAATTTATGCGTCAGGACACTAATAATAACGGTATTCCAAAAGATACATGTTCGAACAAAACTGTACCGATTACGGGACCTTATTTTGGCAAAGACAGCAAATCAAAAGGTTTTGGCAGAAGCAAGGCAAACAAACTAAATGAAAAAGGATTAACAACCTACATAAGAAATAACGGCAAATGGGTTATCTGGGGCGGACATACCGACGCTTATTGCTACGGAACGGAAATGGACGCAAAAGTTATTTTTGATACTTATATCAGAATGCTTTTTCATATTGTCAATGATTTTCAGGTAAAATATGCTGATGATATTGATAAAGGTCTTTCGTTGCAAAGGAAAGATTCAATTATAAACGAAGAACAGGAATTTTTGGACTATCTTGTAAGCCGTGAAGGGTTAGTCGGTAATCCGAAAGTAGCGTTTTTAAGTAAGGATAATACGACAACAGATATAATGAACGGCGATTTCTTGTTTGATATTCCTGTAACCGTAACACCGCAGGGCAAATCATACACTGCTAAGGTTTATTATACAGATGACGGCTTGGCAAGCTATGTCGGAGAGGAGGCAGCATAATGGCGACAATAGATTTAAACGGTCCGATACTGGCTAACAAATTGCTTTGTGATAATGATATTGTGGCGGAAGATGTAACTTGTACATTGCCTGATGTTGAATTTTTTCTTGCAGAGTATAAAGCTACCGGCACAATTTCCTTGCCTGTTCCACTGGTGAATCCTATGGAAGCCGGAATAACAAAAATGGGCTTGAACAGAAAAATGGGAAAATATTGCGCTCTGGAACCAAAAAACTTCGAATTTCGTTGCGCACAAAATGATTTAAAACTGGACGGTTCAAACAAACAGACAGGTATAAAGGCTTTTATAAGAGGTACTGCGAAAAAATTTTCAGGCGGTGCCCTCACACCCGGTGAAACTTGGTCGGGCGATATTGCTATATCAGCTATACGTTATCAATTATTTGTTGACGGTGTAGAACAGACTTTAATAGACCAATTAAAAGGTATAGTTAAGATTGACGGTGTTGATTACAGCAAGTCAATCAAAAAACTATTGTAGTTACGTACTATTGCGGGGTATTTATACCCCGTTTTTTTAAAGAAGGAGAAATACATGCAAGGAACAATAAAATTAGATAATCCGATAATGATTAACGGAAATAGTGTAAAAGAATTGAATTATGATTTTTCAAAAATGACAGTTCAGGACTACGGAAATGCGGAAGCCGCAAAAGCAAGCGCACTGGGTTCAAGCGGAGCAATGATACAAAAGGTCGCACAGCTTGACAGTACGCTCCATATTTATATAGCAATGGCGGCAATTATTGCGGTAAACAGAGATTACACATTTATTGATTTGTCAAGGATAAGCGGTTTTGATTTAGCTAAGTTGATGAAAGCGGGTCAGGCTTTTTTTACAAATCAGAATACAGCACAATCGATGGCAGAACCCTTAGAAAACTCGCAAGAAAATATTCAAAATACTACAACATCTCTTTAAATACTGTATATCAGACAGAAATCAACGTTTTATTAAAAGAGATTAAAGAAACTGTTGAGGATTTAAAAGAGGAACAAGAAAGAAAACCTCGTCAAAGATATTTTACACAGAATAATCGTTTCAGGAGAAGATGATGGCACCCAAAGGAAAAACAATGAAAACAATAGTTGAGTTATCAGGTGCTATAGACCCTTCACTTGGAAAAAGTGTAAAAGGAGCTGTCGACCTTCTTGGAAAAATTGACCTTAAAGCGGCAGCAATCGGAGCGACTTTTGTTGCTGCGGGGGTAGCCGCAGTCAAGGGAATAGCGGATATAACAAAAGAATTGTGGACTTTAGGCGAGCAGTTCGGTGACACATTTGATAATATCAGAATTCAGACAGGTGCAACGGGTGAGGCATTAAATGCGTTAAAAGACGACTTCAAAGCTGTTTATACATCAGTTCCCGCAGAAATGGATAAAGTCGGAACAGTAATTGCCGATTATAATACAAAGC